AGCTTCTTGGACTCGACGAGCATGGTTCTCATTCTGCTTCTGCTGTTGACCGATCAACACCTTCTGCATGTCGATCGTCTTGTCAAGGTCAGAGATCTTCTTCTTCAGCGCGTTGGCCTTGCGAGACAAGATCGTGATGCGAAAGAGCTCCTCGATCAACTCGCGTTGAGCTCCGACGCTGAGGTCGAGGAAGGGTCTTGAGTTCCCGTTGAAGAGGATGATCTGTGAGAAGAGGTTGTAGGAGAACCCGAGGATCTCCTCTACTCTGTTGTTGAAGCTGTCCTCGCCTCGGCTGACGCTCGCGGGAGTGACGTCTTGATCGTTCAGCAGCAACTGAACCCCTGTCGAGCCACCCCTCCAACGCCGAACTTCATAGACGTCAGCTCCCTTGGTGAAGGTCAGGTCAACCTCCATCTGGGTGCTCTTCTTGTCATTGGTTCGGTTGATGAGCTTGTCTTTGGTGACGCTTGACGGGATCTTGTCGTAGAGACAGTAGGAGATCGCGTTGATGAGCGTTGACTTACCAGCTCCAGATGAGCCACCGTCGTCGAGGTTCTCCCCGATGAGCAGAGTGGTACCTGCTCCCTCAAGGTCAACCTCGGTGAAGATGTTCCCAAAGGACATGAAGTTCTTAAACTTCACGCTCTTGAAGACGATCCCTAGCTCATTGAGTACCTTCGTGTCAACTACATCAGTCATAGAGCTTGGAGAGAAGTCCTACGTTGTCCACGTGAGTGGGTGCAGTCCAGCCTTCAGGCTTGATGAGGTCGGGGAGTCCGAGTGGGTTAGGGCGAGAAGCCTTGATGCCGGGTTCCTTCTGCATGTTCTTCTCATGCACGCGATCCCATGCAAGATCAGAATCTACATCAAACGCGTCTAATGTCCCGATCGCAACTACGCAGAGGTCGATCAAGGCATCAACGACGTCATCAGCATTCTTGGCATTCTTCATCTCATCAAGCTCTTCCTGGAGGAAGCGAATGCGAAACTCGAGAAAGGCTTGAAGCTTTTCCTTGTCTAAGTTGCGGATGACTTTATGAACACCAAAGACACTATGCATTTGAAAAATGTCAAAAGGCCAACTATTTTTCAATTCTTCTTGGTGACGAGTAAAACAAGCACCATTTTTGTGCCATCTACTTAAAAGAGTAGGAGAAGCAAATTTTCCGCAACAATTACATCTGGCTTTTTGATTAAAACCACCAGTGGAAGGTTTATTGAATCTTGGTTTATTTTCAGCAATCAATTTTTGTTCATAATCAAAAGCTTCTTGCTTGCCTAGATTTGTAGAGAAAAATTTAACAGATGCTGCAAATTCTTCTATAGATTTTGACATTATCCAGTCTAGATGTTCTTCACTTCGAAGATGAATCCATGCTCTATGGCCATATCCATGGCCAATATAAACAATTTCATCGCCTTCATAGTGACCGTACACATAATGATCTGTACGATTTACATCTTCATATTTTCTTGAACTCATGCTTGTTCACCTTCAGTACTTTCAGCAGGTAGAGTCTTGTAGATCTCGACGAGGAGAGCCCCGTCGATCCTAGACTTCTTGTCATCCTTCACCGTCTCTAGCATCTTGATCACCAGATCATCGATGCTGGAGAAGTCCATCAGAGTTTCTTCTACCTTGGAGTTGTCGCCCTCGAGGAGACCTTGCTTGACAGCTCGATCCTCCTCCAGAACGAAGTCGCGAAGCTGGTAAGCTTCTACCATCGCTTCACGAAGTTCTTGTGCTTCTTGATAGCCTACTTCTCCGTCGATCGTGCACTTTACCTTCATCTTCGGGAGAGGAATCCACTTCTCGGCGATCACGGCTGAGAGAGTAGTCTTGCAGTACTTAGGAGAGTCAGACCAGTTCGTAAAGGAGATCTTATCATCCTCCACGTAATAAGTACACATACCTCTCTCGTTGTCACCTGCATCCCCGAAGTCCATCGGGAAAGCGTTTCCGATGTAGATGACGTTGTCCTGTTGTTGGCGCTTGTGAAAGTGACCCGAGAAGATCTTCTTGGGACCAGAGAACATCTTATGGTCAGGCCCGTGAGCTGCTACGTGAGAGTGTCCGGTCAAGATGAAGTTCTTGAACTCAAAGTGCCCGATCCAGGCATAGGCATCGTTGTGTTGAACCAGGTTGACGTACTCCTCGTTGAACAGGTACGGCGAGAAGAGGATCCCGTCGACCACCGTGATCTTGTCAACCACCACGAAGTTACTCATCTCGTTGAACATTCTCACCGAGTGAACGTCGCGTGTAGTGCGACGGTGTAGGTCATGGTTTCCCACGCAGAAGTACACCGGCAGTCCGAGCTCGTTGAGGAGCTGCAGTGCTTTGTAAGAGTACTCCATCGTCTCGATGTTGATCGCGGAGCGACTCTCGAACCAGTCACCTAGAAAGGCAACGTGAGAGTAACCGCTACCCCTTACCTGAGTGCAGAACCACGTCACGAAGTCTAGACAGTCTTGGTTGTGAACCTTCGAGTTGCTCCGACGCCCAAAGTGGATGTCAGAGAACATCGCGATCTTCTTGAACTCTACAGGCTTCTGCATCAGATGACCCTATTTTTTGTCTTCATCTAAGTTTCCCTCAAAGTCTAGCAGTGAGATGTTGGGGATGATCTCGGCGTTGCCTACGTCATCCGGGTCTATGAGGGGCTGATCTGGATCCATCTTTCCCTCGGCTTCTTCGACCAGCATCTTCTCGACGATCGCGGCGATAGCAGCGGCTTTCGCAGCAGCGTGAACCGCGTCTTGATCCATGCGAATCTTGGCTTCCTCGATGTTGGTCTTCAGTTCGGCGAAGTCTTCTTGAAACTCTCCACCTTGGTGATTCTTGGCTTCCTCTTGGAAGTTAAAGCTTGGGTTTTCGCCCATGTCAATGAGCAGTTGATCGCGAATTCGGCGATGCTTCTTCTCCACGTTGAGGAACTGGAGGAAGGAGTTGTTGATGCAGGAGGTGTAGAAAGCGAAGGGGTTGGATGACTTTTCAGGTTTGAACTTCAGCGCGTTCTGGCAGAGGTTCGCCAGTGCTTCCGAGATCATGTCTTCCTTGTAGGTGTAGTTTGAGAAGCACGGCCGTTGGGCATACTTTCGAGTGAGCATCATCAACATACGAGCTAGCTCATCGGAGATCTTGCCTTGCTCCTTGGACTTGATCACCTCGGGCAGCATCTTTCCGTTGGTGATGTAATACTTCGCGGTAACCGACGGAGTATCAGGGTTCTTGTCTCTCTTGTACGGCTTGATTGGGGTGGTCATCTGCTCTTTCTCGATAGTTGTACCTGCATTTACTAGATGAATCCATCTTATCACAGTCTTGAAGAAATTGAAATTTTTCCAAGATCTCATCCAGATGTAAATAGAAGATCATATTTAAGGTCATTGAGAACCATGAAACTTAGTCAGTTCAAACCTACATATCTCTACATCAAGAGACATGCTATTACTGGAAAGTGCTACTTTGGCAAAACTACCAGAAAAGATCCTGTCGGGTATATGGGTTCTGGAAAGTGGTGGAAGAATCACATTCACAAGCATGGGATAGAGCACGTAGAGACTCTGTGGTTCAAACTCTTTATTGAGCAAGAAGAATGTACTCGAATTGCACTTCTATTCTCAGAACAGCAAGATATCGTGAAGTCTAATCTTTGGTTAAACCAGATTCCAGAAACTGGACTTGGAGGCGGAGCTACAAGATGGGGACAATATCCAACTCAAGAAACTCGTGCAAAATTATCTGTTGCTAGTAAGAAAGTAAAACGTACTCCAGAATGGTTAGCTAGATTATCCTTAGCAAGAACTGGAATCAAAGAAAAACCACAACAAATAATTTCATGCCCAAAATGTCATAAAAGTGGCGGGGCAGGAAATATGAAACGCTATCATTTTGAAAATTGTAAGGTGAAATATGAAGCTTGATGAAATTATAAGCAATAAGTCAAAAAGACTTGTTGTAGTATTTGGCGGACGATTTCAACCTTTTCACAGGGGTCATTTTGAGGCGTATCGTTGGTTGTGCAAGAAGTTCGGTGAGGAGAACGTCTGGATCGCCACCTCTAACAAGACGAACTTTGACCCCAAGCACGGAGACATCTCGCCCTTCACCTTCAAGGAGAAGAAGGAGATCATGGTAGCCATGTACGATCTCAACCCTCGTCGCATAGTGCAGTGCAAGAACCCAGCCTTCAGACCGCAGGAGATCTTTGACCTCTACAAGGGCTACCCAATCATCTACGTGACCGCAGTCGGGAAGAAGGACGAAGAGCGCTACCGCACTGGAACCTTCTACAAACCTCTACCGCTACCGTTTGTCCTCAAGGATGCCGATGCTCTTGCTACCCTTGATGATGACGTCGGGTACTTCGTCGAAGCTCCGATGATCATCAGAGACATCTCAGGGACCGACGTGCGAGAGAGCTTGAAGGCTGCTCGCGGGAATGACCGTGAGAAGCTCTTCAGAAAGTTCTTCGGGAAGTATGACTCGATCATCGATGCTCTGTTCATCGCGAAGCTCAAAGAAGTAAAGGATGAAGAGTGAGCGTAGACTTCAACAACCCGTTTGACCCATACTACGATCAGTTCTCGATCCATGAGGCTGACTTTACTCTGCCTTCTCACTTTCAAAGTTACACTCCTGATAACCTGGCAGACTATCAATGTGTCAGCGTCATTGGGCCAAACCCATCATCAGGCGCAACTTCCTGGACGTTGAACAGCATCCCGGAGCTTCTAGGCCCTGAGCAGTGGATCACGATCGGCATCTATAGGGATGAAGGCAGACCTGCTACATTGAGACCTACTTCTACTGGGTTGAGCTGGACTCGCTCTGGGTACACTGTGATCGTCACCGATCTGAAGGGCCACCGACTTCACACCGGAGATCTCGTCAACCTCTTCAACGTGAATGTGCCGATCATGACGAGCATACCCGTAACGGTGATCGATGCTTACAACTTTTCAGTTAAAGGGTTGGTGACCGGAGCAACGTCAGGCTCCGTTGCTTCTTACCAGGATGACTTTCTCACTGACTTCTACGGCAATTATCGGGTCTTTAGGCTGCTGCCGTCCTTCAAGCTGATTCCCTACTTGACGGTCTTGCAGATCTTTGCTGAGACTGCGCCTGTACCTCAGACGTCAAGAAAGACGATGTTCAACATCACCACGAACACCGAGCAGAACGTCCCGGCCACCACTAGCAGTGACGTCTACTACGTTTCTCCGTCGATCACCCTTCCGCCCGACGAGAGACTCCTGCTAGCGAGACGCTTCGGTCAAGTCTATGACTCAGCCGGAAATCCTCTGCCGATCAACTATCGACCGGACGGCCAACCTGTACAAGTAAGCAACGTTGACTCGATCTACAAGAACGAGCAGATCTTCTACAACATCCCAGCTGACCCTCTCGGAGATGCAAGGGTCTTCGTGTATGACTACTACGGTCTTGATCTAAATGACTCAAGTCGCTCTCCGACTTACTCATCGAGCAACATAACTCGAAATTTGACGGTCTCCGGAGACATAAATAATTTCACCATCAGTGGAAGCATAAACTACACTAGCACGTTGAACGATCTCTTCGGAAACCTGGCGATCGGTGTTCAGTCAAACAATGCACTCGTCATCAGAAAGCAGATCTTACCGCTTGAACTTGACGCCTTTAACAGACCGGTTAAGAACCCAACACCATGACAACTTACAAAGTATCGCTCACCGTCGGGAAAAATGTGGTGGTATTTCAAGCCTCATCACCTGTGACGGAGAGCAGAACTGCGAACTATGAGGGCTTCGGGTTAGTGCACCTCCCGACCGATCTGTGGGCTTACAAGAATACAAGCGGTCGACACTTTGAGATCACCGGTAAGCTAGTATCAAGAAATGCAGCTGAAGCAGCTGCTAACTCTAGGTACGTTGACCTGATCAGAAGTTGGATTCTACCAGATTTTGGAACTTCTGGAGCTACCCCTCCTATCGTCTCTCTGTCAGCTTACAACAACACGAACATCAACAAGGTGCCTTGTATCATCAGGAGCTACGGAATCTCCTTCCCAGATGAAGTAGACTGGATCTTTGAAGGTTCATCAGAGACGACAGGCACAGGAAAGAACAAGGTAGTAGGATCAAGCGCGATGCCCGTGATCTGCACCATGACGATCGCACTTGACGAAACTTACAGTGCTCAGCAGATCTCACTACAATCTTGGAAGATGAACATCTCTGCTGGTGGGTCTTTCGTCAACGGTGGTTCGATCGCCGATGTTACTGCACAAGGGGGATTTCAAGGAGGCAGTTCTGCTCTAGTTTCTACTCCAAGCGCAGCTGCGATCGCGGCTCCAGGGTTCCAGGGAATTCTTCAGGAGATCACCTCGAACGTCGCTGCTGGGAAACCTGCTCCTCTTCCTGGAAATGGATCACTCACGAATACTTTCGGTGTGTCGTCAAGCAGCTTAATCTCTTCTTCAAGTCCTGCTTCGACTAGTAACAATTCACCGTTCTTCAACGGCTATACTCAATTTTCTCTAGGCCAAAGTACAACTCAACAACAGCCAAATCAATCACAACAAGCCCCAAGCCTAGCTTCAGGATCATTGCCCCCTCCTAACTTTACCAAGCCCTGATCATGACAACTACCACTACGTTAAATGATGACTCAACGATCAACAACTCAGTGTATAACGCCACTAACGGACGTTACGTTCTAGGCGGAGTGACCGAAGTTTCCTCGTTTGCTCTTGAGATGTGGGAAGCTGCTACTCTTCCACCTGATCCGTCAGACATCGTTTACTTCGTTGAGAAAAAGTATGAGGGATTCCCGCACTTGCTAGGATACGTCTTCTACGGAGATACTGGACTGTGGTGGTTGATCTGCCAGTACAACGGGATCATTGACCCGATGGCAGAGATCGTTGAGGGAAAAGCCTTACTCTTACCTACACTCGATCGAATCAAAGCTCAAGTGTTTACCTCGAACTCTACGGTAGGCGGAGTAACTACTACTCGTTCCGTCGCAAGATAAATGGCAAACCCAAGAAATCCACTAGACGTTTATGCAACGTACACTTACCACTTTGAGCTGCATGCAGCTGCTAATTGGGATGACCTTGCTCAGATTCAAAATACTGACCAGAACTTAATCACCAGTGCTACTCACAAGACAAAGACGTTACTCATCAACACTCGACGAGATGCTCACCAGATCATCGATGACGTAAAGTTTGGCTACATCGGCCCTTCAGCAAACAATCACGGACACTTCATCCCCGATGGAAGCATGACGTTCACGGTGTCGGAACCGACTCGAGTGTTCTTCATGGAGAAGATCGCGAACACGATGAAGGAGTACAACGTCTCTTCTCTGTCGAATCTTCACTGGGCTCTGAAGATCTTCTTTTTAGGGAGAAAGTCAGACGGGACTGTACAAAAGGTACCTGCTCAAGGCACCGGTATCACGATTCCGATGGCCTTCGTTGACATGGACTCTAATTTCTCATACAAGGGTGGTGAGTACCACATGTCATTCGTGACGCTAGCTTCGTTCGCAGGCTCTAACAATGACAAAGCAATGTCAAGTGTGATGCTTGCAGGGTACTGCAACAAGAACGTCTCGGTGGCTGCTAAGAAGGTCAAAGAAGCCCTCTCTCTTCTTGAACAGCAACTCAATGATAACTACAAGAAGACCTATGAAGTTGAGCTAAAGAACCCTGGCATTCGTCCCCTAGTTTACAAGATCAACGTTGATCCCTCGATCCCAGACGGCTTTATCGATTACAGCAGTAACGGAGATAGCAGTGCCAACGGTGATACCAAGATCATCACCTTTTCTCCTGACGAGACGATCGTCTCATGGATCTACACGATCTTGAGGTCAAGTGATAGATTGAACTCGATGGTAGGAGAATCACTCAAGGGAATTAGACAGGCTGGTCACCCTGGAGTAAAGATTCTCTCGATCTTCCCTACGTTCTTAGCAACAGCTAAAGAATTGACCATCTACTACAACATCATTCTCTACCAGGGAGAGAACACCGAGATCAACGGCCTTCAGAACAACACGAACGCACAGAAGAACGTGATGGAATTTGACTTCATGTTCGGATCACCTGGTCACAACGTTGACGTCCTCGGATTTGACATGCACATGAAATCAGCTCTTGCCTGGCTTTCAAACAACACCGAAACGAGCGTAGTTCACCATACTCAGTTGGGTGGAGAATCACCTGCAAAAGCAGTTTCAACTGATACCGTTCAGCGTAACACTCCGTCGATCACCACTGAGAGATACCTGGTGCCTGGGGGTCCTGGCATTAAGAATGACATCGCATACTTACCTGCAAACCCCCAAGCCGATTCATCGGGGCAGATCAAGTACAAGGAGAGTGCGGTCAAGAACGCCAAGATCATGTTTAACTCGATCACCCAGATGCATGCAGCTTTTGACCCGATGTTCACGTTTACGATCCGCGGGCACTTAGATCTTCTAACTGCAGGTGTAGTCTACCCGATTACCACCGTCGGTGACTTACACAAGCTGCCGTTCGGCGTAAGATCTCCTCTCTGGGTGAAGGTCAACATCAAGTCACCGAACGATCAAAAGACTGCATTTTTCTACAACGGCCTTTACAACGTGATCAGCATCGAGAATCACTTTCAAGGAGGTAAGTTCATCCAGACTCTTGCTGTGTTGATGATGGGAGGGATGGAGAGCAATTCTACCCTACAGAGCATCAATGATACTCCACCGTCAGGAGACGTTAGTCCAGATACAGCTGCTCAGATCAAGAGCGTTAGCACAAATAACAACCTTACCATCATCGAGAGACGAGCAGCGATCACCAAGTTGGTGACCACTCCATCTAAGAAGATATGAAAAAGCTACCAGGCCAACCAGACTACGGCAGTTCATTCAAGCTGACACTAGGGATCGTCAAGAACAATGCTGACCTTGCCCAACAGGGCAGACTTCAGGTCTTCATCCCATCGGTTGACTCTACCTACTACACGGTGACCGATCTGCCTTGGGCAATCTACGTATCTCCGTTCGGAGGTACTTCGGCTAACTTTAAAGCCGGTAGGTCAAGCAGCCCTATCTCTGGGATGACAACCTATGGTTTTTGGGCAATCCCGAAGGTAGGAGCACAGGTGCTGTGCGGATTCTTGGAAGGTGATCCCAACGTTAGGTACTGGATCGGGAGCGTCTTCGTTCCTGAGCTAAATCGTACTCTTCCTCAGTCGATCGAGGGAGGAAAGACCGAGCTTGATGACACCGGCACTTACCCTCAGACTCAGATCGCGTTCCAACAAGCTAACTTAGTCAAAGCTGGATTGCAACCTGGGTCGAAGCACTACAAGACTCGAGGGGGTTATGAACGTTCGGTATCTTACCCTGCTAACAAGACTAGAACCAAACCAACCACCAACGGTTACGCGAAGAAGGCACTTCAGCCTGAGAACGCTGACTCGCAGACGATCTGCTTGACCTCTCCAGGTCGTCACTACTTCGTGATGTCAGACGTCGATGAGTACTGTCGCATCCGCCTCAAGACTACCGAGGGTTCACAGATCATCTTTGATGACACGAATGAACGTATCTACGTCTCGACTGCGCAAGGAAAGAACTGGTTTGAGTTTGATGAGGGAAACGGAAGAGTTTACTTCTACTCAGACTCGAAGCTCTCGATCCGGGCAAAGAACGACATCAACTTCTACTCTGACGAGAACATTAACCTCGTCGCGAAAAAGCGAGTCAACATCAAGTCTGAGGAACGGTCGGTAAACCTTGAAGCTCTACACGACGTTCGCTTGCTCTCTAACCAAGCAGACGTGTTGGTTACTGCTTCTCGTGACATCCAGTTCAAGACCCTCAACGGACCGAAGGCTCCT